AGCTTTCACGAATGTAGTCAAATGACTATCCTTAACGCAAACTCTGGAAAGACGCAGACTCTCAACTGCACGTTGGTACGTACGGAGTTTCGATCCACTGTAATATGAAAGAAACCCTTCATACGACAGACGGTAGGACTCTCCGACGCCTTGAACAACGCCGTTGCGGAATTTCACCAAATCGTCAAATGCTCCTTTTGTAGGTTGTGGAGTGCGATTAAGTGCACCGTTTCTTTCAACGCAGAACACTCTCTCCACAAGACCCCTCTTCAGGTTTTTCAGACAATGATCATGGACCAAGAAGCGTGCCTGTGAAGGACAACCTGAAACCATATGTATATGGCGCTTCTTGGCTACGGGAGGTCCTTGCCGGACCACGAACGCCTCCTGCTTCTGTAACACTCCATCAGGTATATTTCTATTGATGCTGGTCACAGTCCCAGGCGTGGCGCATAGGCCTCCCTATTTCAATCCATCCGTATCTGTGTGCTTCCACAGATACGGTGCATACCTCAGACTCTCCGGGTACACAAAGCAATAACCAACAGCGAAACCAAGGATAAGATCACGATGACAATATCTTATGCAATCTTTATCCATAATTTCAATGAGTATGCGTTGGTATATCAATTTATTCTCCGGGGTGTTGCGCATGAAACCCACTTTACAGCGGGCTATCTGCGCTATTTTGGCGGCGTATTTATGGCGTTTACCCTCGGCGATTGTCCCCACATGTGGTAACAACGAGCCAAGGGCAAAATCTGGAGCTGCCCCTACAGTAGGTTTAGCTTTAACCAGTTCTACCAATTCACACGCTTCCTCATCAGTGGCCATAGCATTGATGGCCTCATCCCTGAGATAAATGACTTGCAAAGGTTCTCTTGGTAGTGTGAGGTAAGATCCACACGCTACCAAGGGGCCCGAAGTGACGGCGACCAGCTTGGCCATAATACCACGACGATAGGACAAAGCTAGGGGCACAATAATAGGTAACGCAACATGCAAGACTAGTCTTTTAGTGATCCCAGTTTTACGCATGTATTGTAACTTACCACGTGCATCTAACTCTATCTGTCTCCGTAGGTACTGTGAAGCCATTTCATAAAGAGGGGCACGACTCCCAACATAGGCCTTCATACCAGACATTATTCCTGCCATGATATTCAGCCCATCTTGTGATGCACTCAACTCTATTCCAGTGTCGCTTTCCACACTGGTGTAGCTCTCAACCAACACCTTAATGATGCTCTTTAAGAAACCCATCCCTATTCACCGAAGTTACAATTTACCCGAACGAATCTAGGCCGGTGCTTCAAACCCGCAAGCGAGAGAAATCCTGTAAGCTGGGAAAGCTCAAATCACCACACACGGTCAAGTGTG